TTCCAGTGAACGCCAACACCACCACCATTCTTGGTCATTGATGCCAACTCATGCATAGAGCTCATAATACCATCAATGGAATCTGGAACATAGACAGAAAAACAAGAAATGGGAAGACCTCTTGTTGTACCTGTGTTTGCAGCAACTGGGGTTGCAAGACCTAGCCAGTTCTTCCACAAAAGGTCAAAGAACTTTTCTGCTAGATCCATACGCTTAAGATATCTTGCAGAAGAGTTAGAAACACGTTGCCACATTTGACGAGGTGTTTCTCCTTCAAGGAGATATGTTCCACGAAGCATTCGATAGCTTTCTTCTGTAAGCCATTCTGGTGCATCGCTCTCTGCTTTTAGTTGTTGTAGTTCTTCTGCTGTAGACATATTCATTTACCTTCTTGCCAAATATTCGAAAAATCAACGTGACCCTTACTGTAGCTTGTAACCTTTTGCGCAAAGAAATCGGTATGTTCAACTCCAGCGGTCATTAGATCAAACCAAGCCATACGCCTTACTGCATCTTGGTCGATATTCTTCCAGTTCATTTTAAGACCAAGTTCACCTAGTTTTGTGTTGGCTCGGTAACGAATAAACTGTTTGATATCATGTGGATCAATACCTTCAATCTTACAGTTTTGAAAAACTTTGTCAATGAAATCATCTTCAAGAGTGATTGTATCTCTTGCAGCTTGATATACTGACTTCTTTACTTCGTCTGTCCACACTTCTGGGTATTCTTTAATGAACTCACGGAACAACCAGCATCCTGCTTCGCTGTGCAAGGATTCATCTCTAACAGACCATGAGATGATTTGTCCCACACCTTTGAGCTTGTTCCATCTGGAGAAGTTGAACAATACTGCGAAAGACGAGAACAAAGAAACTCCTTCTGTAAAGCCAGAAAAGATAGCAAGCGAGCGGGCGATATCATGTTTGTCATCTCCTTTTACATCAAGCAAACGATCAATCTTTGCTTTAGCTGTTGGCTCTTGTAGGAACGCATCGTATTCAGTTAGACCAAGTGAGTCATTGAGGTACGCATAACCGATTGTGTGAACAGTTTCCATGTTACCAAAGGCTGTTCCCATCATAACGATTTCTGGGTGAGGAAACCATTTAGCAATCTTTGTTGTCCAATAATCGTTTACAACAAGCTCGGTTTGAATAAAGCCTTTTAGTACACCACCAACAACTTGCTTTTCTTCAGTTGTTAGGTTTTCGGACCAATCTTGAATATCTGAAGCCATTTGAACTTCTGAGGGAAGCCAATGAGCTTGCTGCTGCTTGAGCCAATAATCGTGTGCTTTATCATAAGCAAATGGCTTATATGTTATGCGTCCATCTAACAACATGTTATATATCTCCTATTATTGATGATCGGTAAGTTTCGTCATTTGAAACTTTTGCTTGCTTTTCTTGATTGCTTCTTTAAATCGACTTACCGTGTCATCTTGAATGCGTTCTTTTTCTGCTTCCATATCTAGTTGCAAACCTTCAACTTCATCAGTGGTAAGAACACGAAGCTTGCTGCGAGCGGTATCAACATGAACCTTGAACTGCAAGCCATCAATCCCAAATCTGTTTTTAGCTACGAAAAGTGTACCCAATCCTGTAGCCTTTTGTGTGCTCAATCGTTGAAGACCAAGCACAAAATCTGCTTCTGCTGCTTGACCATATGATTCAGCCATGTTCGTAAGATCAACAATATCACTCTTGGCTCCATCTTTATTGCTTTGAAGAGCAGTCCACACAGGACAATCAAGCTCTTTAGCCATCTTACGAATTTCTTGAATCACATATTGCATTTCCAATCGTGGCAAATCATATCGTTCTGTTGAACGAATAATACCAGCATAATCGATGATTATAAGATCTGGCTTGATACCCTTGTAGCTCATTTTTTCAATGTGAGCTTTGATGGTATTGCAAGTAATAGACCGTGCTGGAAATTCTTTAATGATAAGTCTGCCAAGATGATCTTTGTTGGCTTCGAAATAGTCTTTGATTAGATGTTGGGCATCAATACAATCACTGCTATTAATTTCTGTCAAGTGAGAGTCATAACGAATCCCAACATAACGTTCATTGAGTTCCATTGTGTAGTGATATACGTTCTTGCCTTTAAGAAGAGCGTGAGAACCAAAATGGGTCAAACAGTGGCTATTGTGTGAAAGAAAACCATTAGTATAATATCTGTGAACATCTTCAACTTCAATATCGCACATAACCTCTGGTGTAGATGAAACATGATCAATTGATTGAACTTGATAGTTTCCCTCATTAGTTGCAACCATTTCACCGGGAACAAGATTTACAGCATATTTCCAAATGTTTGTGTCTGGGCAGTATACAAGATGCTTATCTGCACAATCCAACGTTTTTGTATCACCGCTAAAACTCCTAGCTTGTACACGATAAGATTCATATTCAGGTGTAGAGTATAGTGCGTTTACTTTTTTAAATCCTTCGTCTGTATGAACTTGAACATCGTACTCACGAATATCCAATGTTTTGTCAGCTACAAGTTCATGGCCAAAAAGTTGAAACAATTCAGCAAGAGACATTTCGATTTCTAGAATTTCTACATGTTTAGAATGCATTTGATTTTTTCCTTCACAGTTTCTTTGTTGGTTTTCCAGTCTTGTTCCCAAATTACAACGTATGTAAAACCCATATTTTCAAAATACGTTTTTTTCAACTCGTCTTTTTGCCACCTAATATTTGCAGTGCAGTGAAGTCTTTTGTTGTAGTCCTGTGCTGCAAACCGATCTGGATTACAGTGCCAATAATCTCCAAAATACTCTATCACTATTTTTTTGGCTTCTAAAACAACATCACAGTTATATGGTCCTATTCCTTTGTTAAATTGAACCTCATTATTTAAAGCTTCAATAAATGTTTGTAGTTCTTTTTCTCCACTGGATTTATTGAAAAACGTCTTTGGTGTATTTGCACATATCTTTTTTTTAGCTTCATCTGTGTGGTTTTTGCCATACATTGGATGTTTTTCTTTTTTTCGACCAAAACAAGGGGTTAAAACTTTTGCCTCTTCCAAAGAACAGGCATTTCTTTTGGCTATATTTTCCAAACTCATACAGTTTGCTTTTCCACGCCTTTGTGCAGAATATAAACGCTTGGTTTCTTCGCTAAAAGTTCTTTTTTGCAAAGAACTGACCTTTTTAATTGCCTGTTCCTCCGTTAAACCTTTTTCCATCCAAAAAGATTTTTGCCATATTGACTTTCTTTTTTGTTTAAGAAATTCTTTATTACTTTCATTTTCTAACCATTTTTTGGTTTTTTCTCTAGCTAAAACTTTTTGTGCCTCTGAAACATAAACAAGCTTTGCTTCTGGAAATTTATCCTTGTAATCTTTACTACTCATTCCATGTTTTTTTCGCACATGGACAACTAAATTTTTACTCTGATACCCGCAAAGTTCACAGTTTAATAGGTTTAATGTTTCCATTCAAATCACGCTCCACCTTAATCCTAACTAGTACCTTGGTGTCTTTTTTACAGCATTTACCAACACCAGATGGTGCCACAACAATACCGATTTCTCCAGAACCCAATCCTCCAGCCATTACCTTCTTTTCGTCTAGTTGAGCAATCCCTGTAGCAATAGGATGACGATATGTGACACTATATCTTGCATCGATATCGTTGTTATAGTCATGGCCGGGAGAAGATGCCATACCAGCAGCAATAGCTGTTTTCATGATATCAACAACGGTTTCGTACTTGTCGGTTAGAATGATATCAACGGATTCAGAAAGAGCTTTCTTGAGCAGTTGTTGACGGCAGAAGGTAAAAGCTTTTTCCTTAACCCAAGGAAGATCGTTCATTTCCTCGCTGCGAATAACCTTTTGAAGAAAACCATGACATTGCTCACGAGCAACAAGATCAGAGTTGCTGCTTAATTCATCTTTAATGATGGTAATCAGCAAATCCATTGTGGGAAACTCTTTGTAACTGTTGTAGTAACTAATGAACTTGTTGGCAATAAGTTTGAGATATATAGGCTCAAGACACTCATCTACAGAAAACACTTCAATAAACTGAGTTGCCCATTGACGATCTGTTAGAAGTGCTTGCAGAACCTTTTCTTGAAAACTCTTACCAAGATTACCAAATCCTGATGCACCGTTTGGTTTTGTTGAACTCATATTTCATACTCCAGTTTACTTGAATAAATCTAATGACATTTTAACATTCTAAAAACGAAAACTAAAAGGGTTTACAACATCAAGGTAGTTGTAACTATCATCGTCTTCAAATGTTGCTAGAAACTATCTGATTAACGTTTTTGCCACAGAGAATGTGAAATCTAAATCATTTGTTAAAGGAATATCAGCCGCTGTAAAGGTTTTGATAAAATTAAGTTTGTCTGTTACAGCCTTAAAATTATCAACCTTATAATCTACCTTAGAAATTTGGTTTGCAGCCAAACAAGACGTATCCAAATACATCAACTGCCAATTCCTAGCTACAATAGATGAGTGACTAATAATGTCAGCAAAACATTTTGGTGTTTTTTTATTGGCTTTTATTTCTTCGTTAGAAGTTTCCATGAGCCAAGCTTGATCTAGATCAACATCTTCCCTTGCAAATTCTTTAAAACGGTTTGCAAGAGTTTTAAAACCAACACCAGGAACGCCATTCAAGTTATCGCTCACATCTCCAATAACAGATCTTGCCAAAGTAATGTTGCGAGCAGATACATTAAACTTTTCTAACACGTAAGAAGAATCAATTAAAATTTTTTTTGCTGGATCAAATATTCTTACTGTTTTATCTTCCAGTAATTGATAAAAGTCTTTGTCGTTGCTAACGACAATCTTGGTGCAATCTTCATTTTGAAACTTACGTTTCACAAGATATGCAATAATGTCATCTGCTTCTGTATCTTGAACGTAAACCTGACAAACAGGCAAATGACCTAAAGCTTTGCTTAATAGCTGTAATTGATAAACTTTGTTTTTTATGTTGCTAGCTGGATTAAACTTTCCATCATTACGATATATTTCTTGCAAACCTTTGTTTGTTGCACGATTTGCTTTATATTCAGAATATATGTGTTTGCGTCTTGGAGATGGTCCACCTTGCTCCCATACAACAAATACACGATCTGGTCTTAATTGAGAAATAATACCACCAAGTCCACGAATAAATCCAATCACTCCGCCAATTAATTCACCCCCAGCAGTCACATCTTCTAACACCATAAAGTGTCTTAAAAAGAAATTTAGCCCATCAATAACAACAATAGGTTTTGATATCATAATAGTTCCAATTCATTTTCTTCTAAGTTTTTTGTAGTCAAAGCTAAAAATCCAACTTTACCATCATTCCGCAATATCTTTGTGTAAAAAAGTATATTGCCATAAGAATCAATTGACAAACCGTATTGACCTAAATGAATTCCAATAGGTTCATTGATCTTAAATTCAGCCCAACAAAAACATTCAAAAGATTGAAAATCTTCGCTTAGTTGTTTGTATTTCTCTCCAACCAACAAATCATTTATTTCTATGCTGTTATAATACTTAACGTCAGGACAATTAAACCAAGGAGTGCGTATCGCATAATCTTTATCTTTTAGATCTAATGGAATATTCCAGCCATTTAAAAGAAATGTAACCCGTCTTCCTCCATGTGGAATTGTAGGAAACATGTTATCCAGAAATCTTATTCCCTTTATAAATGATCCAGGCTTGATAGATATAATTTCTTTTAATAGCATATCAACCTCCTGTTGAACCAAATCCACCCGATCCTCTATTCGATTCTTTAATCGAAGCTACCTCGCTAAACATAACAGTGTTATGTGGCCCATTAGCTACAATCAACTGAACAACTAATTGTGCAACACGATCCCCTTGTTTAATTCTATATGGCTCTTTGCCAAGATTGGCCAAAACAACACCAATCTCTCCTCTGTAGTTTCTGTCAACTGTACCAGTAACAGGAAAAACCATCTTTTGAGAAAGACCCGACCGTGATCGAATATCCAGATAATATTCAAAATCTTCTTCGCTCTCGGAAGCTCCAGTGCCGTATGTAAGTGTGCTCGCCAACTGCAATCCTGTACGCACAATAGTTACAGTTCCAGGTTCTAGTGTTTGATCTTCTACTGCATAAATGTCAAAACCTGCATCACCTTCTTCATGAGCAGATTTTGGTAGCTGTGCGTTTGGATGTGTTTTAACAAAATCAATATGTACTTTTCTCATCAGATTAACTCCTTACACATAAAGTAACAATAGAAAAACTTGAAATCAAACAAAATGCAAAAGGCCCGAAATTCGGGCCTTTTGTATGTTGTCAAGGCTAGCTATACGCTAGCGGACTCTCAACGCTTGCGTGTGCGAGCCTTGACAGTCGTGGTCTTCCCGCTATCAACCGTAGGGGGAGGAGCAACAGGCTTAGGTGCAGGAGTATTACCTGCCAGCAGACGCACAAGCAGTTCCTCGATATGAGGATGAACCTTAAATGCATTCTGCCGGATTACGTTAACAGACTTCCATGAAGCCATGAGAATCTCAGCGGGAGCATCGGTCATGTAGGATGCAAACTCCTTAGACTCCGAATCAGAGAGAACATGAGTCTTGAGCTTATAGTCAAGCTTGCCCATGATATCAATAAACTTAGCATGACGCTTGGCATCATCCTTGGGAAGACGAGCCTTCACGGTGCTCCAGCTCTTAAGAACATCATCCGCAGAGATATCAATATCACGCTCTTGGGTAAACTTCCAGAAAGCGTTAGCAGCTTCGAAACCAAGCATGCTGGCCGCCATGTGACAGAACACAACATCGTTGGGAGTCTCATAAAGACCCGCCTGAGTGAGTTCTGCATCAAGATTACCCCATGCACGACGGTCAGGATACTTCTTGTTAGGCTCACAAGTATCCTTGTATTCAAGATACTTCTCATTGCTACGAATAAACTCAACCATTGCTTGATTGCAGTTATTGTTAGCCCAATCAAGCCAATCCTGAGTAGAAGGATCGAGATCCACTACCGCATAACGACTCAGAGCCGCAGGGTCCATTGGGGTAACATCATACTGATCCCCAACGTTGACTGCAACCATGATACGAGTTCCATCATGGAGAAGGTTTCCATCGAAAGCCTTAGAGTCAGCAAGCTGGAACGTCGCTTGCTCGACTCCCTTAATCGCACGGTTAAGCTCGTCAAGAAAGAGCACGCAAGGAAACTCACAAGTAGCAAGCAACCATTCACAAGCACGAAACACCGTTCCGCCACGATTACCCTCGAAAGGAATACCCGTGATATCTCCCTCAGTCATTTGAGACAAACGACGCTCGACGACAGGAATACCCATATCGTAATGCCAAACGTTATGGGGCATGTCAGCATATGCAGGATTGCTAACGTTCTGCTTCCAGAACGAAGCCATCATCTTGACAAATCCAGAATCTTTGGCAAGCGCAGCAGAAACACGCTCGCAGTTATCACGATCCTTGTAAAAATCATGACGAAGCTCTGACGCAATTTGGTACACAACCTGCGATTTGCCGATACCATGACGACCTCGGAGCATGGTCGCACGGTTGGAAGAGAAACGCTTGAAAAGCGCCTTAGTGGAGCGAATATCAAGATTGAGTGCCGAGAGAGTCATTAACTTGTTTCCTTAACCTTTCTGAAATCAGTATATCAGTTGTGTTGAATATTCTAAACTTTATTTTTATTTTTTTGTTTTTACTGGATTTTTAGCTGTTTAGATATTGTTCTGCGAGTGTATATTCCCTACGGGCATTCATGAATGCATATTCTTCGGCAATCTTATGTGCTTTTGGGTTGCAATCCTTGCAAATGAAATAAATTGGTTCATTGCTTAAATATCTCATTGCTCCTAGACGAGATTTATTGCAGCATTCACAAATGCTTTCCTCGGGCCAAAGAAAATGAAACATATCAATTCCTTCAATAGTATTACGCACGCTTCACGCTCTTGCTTTCCTTGCCCATTTTAACAATCAAGTCACCGGGACGTGCAGCAGATGTATCACCAGATTCAGTGATAACCCACATGACCTTTGTACCTACAACTGCACCCATCTTAGGCGCATAACCATCTGACATAATGATGCAAGCACTGTACTTGCCACGACGCTTAGAATCATTCAGATAACGTTGCACAGCATTAAAATCAGTGCCACCACAACGAGTTCGTTGCCACTTGAAATTTTGACCGTTACGGATCTTCTGATGGCTCTTTTCGTCAATCGCAGTGTCGAAGTTAATAATCTCGATCTCACCCTCTTTGCTTGCAGCAAATGTCTCAGCAAGGAATCGCTGAACGTCGTTATCGCTAACCGATCCAGATTGATCAATAGCACAAATGATCTTGGCAACGGTGCTACGCTTGGCTCCAGGCATCATATAAGGCAAACGCTTATTGATGCGTTTCATGGTAGAATGACGCTCCATTGAGCGTGTACGTCCAATAAACATACGCAGAATTGCCTTCCAATCCAGCTCATTCTTTAGAAGAGCCTCAATCTGAGCAGCAATCTCGGAAGGAATACTACCCCATGATGCACGCTGCTGCGCAACCTTTGCACCCTTTTCAACCAATTCACGAACCTGTTCACGCATGATATCACGAAATTCGTCAGGCAAATCTCCCCAACCTCCATGACCGTCAAGCGTTTCTCCATCTTCGTTACCAATCTCAAGAGTATATTCACCATCGGAGTTTTGCTTTTGATTTTCCTCCGCATATTCTTCAAGACGAGCCATATACCAATCCGCACTTTGAAGCTTAGGAAGGCTCTTAATAAGCTCTGCAAGCTTAGGATCATCGGTCTTAGGAGCACGACCAGGAAGCAAACAAAAATCAGGAAGCTTGTCAAGCTTATCTGAACAAATAATGCTGTTAATAGCAAGATCGGTAGCAACATTCCACAGGCGAGAACGTTTACGGTCAGCAACCGCACGTTCTGCAATATGCATAAATGCAACGTGAAAGATCTCATGCATAAGCACACCCTTACGTTGCTTGGAAGGAAGGCCACGCATAAAATCAGGATTGAAACCAAGCTTGATATTCCCTTGCTTGTCTGCACAAACATAAGCAGTATCAACCTTCCAATCCGCTACCTTCGGAATATGCATAGACATACCTCCGAGAAACGGCTCTTCTTGCATGAGTTCAATAAACTCACTATCAAAACGATATTCTTGGCTAGGCACATCAGGATCAGGTTCATGCCGAACGTTGAGTGAAGTAACCTTGTTCACACTATCGTTGTTTTCCATGTTGCTCATATATAAAAATATATCATACAAATCCCAAAATCTAAACGTATTATTTTCACTGGAATATATGGGGTTTTCACATGATTATAAATATTAAAGAAGCTTATACTGACAAAATTTTGTTGAAGAATTTGGTTTTGGCACCAAAGATTAAACATGCAATGGTCATTAAAAGCGTTGATGATACCTTGCTCCAAGAAATTAAAATGGCTTTAAAAGGCTGTTTGGCTTATGATGGAATTGGGATTTCTGCAAATCAGCTAGGAATCAACAAAAGCTTTTTCTTGATCAGAAAAGATCAAGAAACTTTTAAAGTATATTTCAATCCTAAAGTTGTCAAAGCATCAAAATGCTTTATAACAGAAAAAGAAGCTTGCTTGAGCGTACCAAGATATCAATTACTTGTTTCAAGATCAGATGAAATTTTGGTAAGTTGGGATGATATTATTGATGATAATTTTGTTAGAGTTGAACAAACTCTTTACGGACAGGATGCAAGAGTCTTTCTGCACGAATATGATCACTTACAAGGAATTAGCATCATTGATAGATCTTGTGAACTTAACCGTGCAGAAAGACGTAAAATCTTGCAAGATCTCAGTCAACGCTAATTGTTTTTTCTTCTAATTGGCGAGTTGGGCAGTGCACTGTTAAAATTCCATCTTTACATGTTGCTTTGATTTTATTTTGATCAACATCTTTTCCAAGACGGTAAGTTACTTTGCGTTGCTTTTGTTCTTGCTTTAATTCAATGTTTAAAGCATTTTCTTTAATGGATAACTTTACGTCTTCACGGCTAAAACCAGGAACTTCTAGTGTAAGCTTATAAGATCCATCCTTTTCAACAACCACTTCATCGTTTAGTGAAAAATGTGATTGCCGTGAGCTATAAACTGGTAAATTAAAAAAACGGTCAAACATTGCATTGTAGGTTATTAGGTTTGTCATGGTTTTCTCCTTATGTTTGCTGGTATTTCCAGCGATCTAAAAACATTATATACACAGAAAAAAACATGTCAAGGATTTGTATTTAAGTTTTGGAGAAAAAATGAACTTATCAAAAGATGTTATTAGTTTTTTGGATTCCTTTGGTTCCAAGTATGGCAAAGTTACTATTATGCCAAAAAAATCTTCAAAACTGATGCAAGCCATTGGCTGGTTATTTAAAGTAACAAAGATTTCACCAGAATTTATGGAACGTTATATTACTACAATTGGTAATACCGTATACTTTCCAGATAAGATATTAGAAGAAGGTAATAGTGAAGATATTGTTCGTATTCTTGTTCATGAAACAATACACATTGCTGACTCTAATAAGCTTTCTAGTCCACTCTTTAAATTCTTATATCTCTTTCCACAGTCACTTGCTCCGTTGGCTCTATTAAGCTTTATAGCGTTCTGGAAGATAAGTTTTCTTTGGTGCTTACTGTTTCTTTTATTTCTTGCACCAATACCAGCACCATTCCGTTATTGGTTTGAATTAAGAGCATATAGAACCCAAATATTGTTTTCAAGAAAAAATGACAATTTAACTGATGAGCAAATGTTAACAACTTATGAATGGATTGAAAAACAACTTTGCACCAATCTTTATTACTGGACATGGCCGTTTCCAAATGTAGTAAGAAAACATTTGAAAAATGAAAATTGGATGGGAACTGGAATATACAAAGAAATTAATCACTGGATCATTGTGCGCAAAATAAAGAATAATATGAAAGAAAAATAACCAAAGATGTTGTGGAACATAACCAATAGAAGAGAGGAATAGGACAGTGACTTATAAAAAAATATTGCTTAAGATTATTGAAGAGGAAATTGATAGATTTTTGTTCGAGCAAGCAGCTCCAACACCACCCGCTGATTCTTCTACATTAACTCCTCCAGCAGATCCTTCAGCTTCTGGAAGCGAAGGAGATAAACAAGATGATGGAGAACAAAAAGATGATTTGGAACAAAGCATTGAAAAACTAGCTTCGAAAACGGCTGTTGATATCAAGAAAACTTTGCTGTCTGCCTTACAAAACGGCGCAGATAAAGAAAAAACTGAAACTTTGGTTGCTTATGTAGCAAATAAACCAAAAAAAGAAAAACAAGGTGAAGAGAAAACAAAAGAAGTTCCAGACAACATCGAAAAAGCTGTAAAACATATTGTTAAAACTTTTAAATTCAATGTGCCAGAAAAGGCAAAAAAAGAAGCTGAAGA